GCTCATACCATGTTCGCGGCACAGTTCAGAAACAGGCGTTCCCGCCTCAGCTTGCTTAAGGATGGTGATAATTTGGCTATCGGTAAAACGTGCTTTTTTCATAGAGATCTCCTCAGTTCAGATTACAAGAAAATTCTACTTATTAATACACCGATTTTTCGGGGGGATTACCGGGGCGCTTTATTGGCTAACATGTTTTTTTCACAGCATCTTAATATTCGACCGCATCACGCCACTGATAATTAAATCCAAATCCCCAACAATGACGACAACATAATCGACGATATTCGGTTAGCTCATTTACGTCTGCAGTTGCAATATCCCACCACATTTTTAATACGGCATCTTGGGTTATCTCGGTTCTACGTTCTCGTTCTGCTAGCGCGTCCGCGATTGCTCTTGAAACCTTAGCATTTCTTAGCATTCGAGTAGCATTTACATAAGCTGTATTGCCTTCGCCTTTATAACCGGCTCGCTTATATGCAGCAGCTCGATTTAAGTCGATAAGATACTCGTTAACGAATTTGACTTGTGAGTCATTAAGCCCGTAGTTGCGCACATCAAAGGTATTTTCATCATCGTGCGCACTATCATGTTCTCTACTCTGCGCAGTTGGTATTGCGCTATTACATATAGACTCTTTTGCGCATTCTTTTTCGTGTGCAGTGCGCAATTTCTTTTGCGCAGATTGCGCAGCTGGCCTTTTAATATATCGCCTTGCTGTTGCGTAATTAAGTCCCTGGTCTTCACTCCACTCTTTAGGGGATATTCCTGATTTAGCATGCTCGGTGAGGAACTGTTGCTGTAGCGTCCCCCAATCCGGTTTAGCCATAGTGTTTATCTCCTTAGCTCATTAAAAAGCCAATCAGTGTGAATAGGCTTTGTGATGAGATACAATCATAAAAATGAAACTACTTTGTCGGGACAGTTAAATTATAATGTTGGACTTTATATCTCAATATCACATCATATCCATAACTCTAGGGGTATTATCTGCAATTTTTTGGGTGGCTGCCGCATTCGTAAAATCTAAAGTAAGCCCAAATCGAGTTCAATTAACATTTGAAGACGGGAGAGATCCTGTTGATTTACATAATTTTCTATTAACTACTAGCAAGCAAGCTCGCTTTAATGGAATAGCCGCTATTTTTGCTGCTAGCTGTGCTATTTCACAAATATTTGGTATTTAGATTCTCAATTACCAGCATTCCTTTTTTACATATTCTTGCAGTCCCTTAATCATCTGTTCTGACTCTGCAATTCGCTCTCTGAGTAACCAATAATTTCGGATAGCGGAGTCAGTAGGTCTGGCGGTGATTGCATCATCCAAGCCGGTGGCGGTAGTGCCTTCGGCTTTTTTACAGCTGGCTTTGATGTACACCCGCTCAGGATTGCGCTCAGCAGCAACACGCAGCTTGTCAATTTCAGTTTTTGCATTTGTTAGCTCTTGGGTATGTTTAGTATCGAGTTCGTGAAGGGAATCAATACGCCGTTCGTAGTTTTGAATTCTATCAATGAGCTCTGAGTTTTCTTTTTTCAGTAGATTATTACTATCGTGAACAGTAACAACCCACCAGCCTAGCATCACCACCATGACAAACAGCCAAAATGACTTATCGAATTTCATAATGACCTCGGTAAGCATTAAGCCGGATATGATTTATGTGTTAATTGGAAATGAGGACCATCTTTAAAGCTTTTCCAGTTTCCGCCCCACTCTAGATCGACATTAAGCTCTTTGGCAGCTTGCAACATTGCATCAGCCACTAACTTGAACTTAGACCAATCATTCCAAGGTATTTCGCGACCAACTAACGGGGCACAATCTACAGCGTGTCCAGTTAGGTGCCGGCTATTCATGGTCTGGCTAGCACCATTTTTCACCAATTGGCGTTGTCGGGCTTCAGTTCGCTTGCCTTCAATGACCATAAAATCAATGCTCGTTAACTCTAGTGCTCGACGTGTCACTTTAATCTGATCGGGGTGAACACCTCTTAAGTTCTCTTCACTGCGTTTACTGAATACATATTTCGACATTACCTATTTACTCCAAACTTATTTTTAATAAACATGAATACGGCATCAATGATCCGACTTAATTTTTTGGTACCAAGAAAACCAACCATCGCACCGCAAAACTCAGCCAGTGATGACCATGAATCAGAGAAGCCCATATATAGAAGCCCCCATTCAAGAGCACGAATAGCCCCAACAGTTAATGCTCCACACAGCACAGCCTCAGCAAATGATTGGCGCGTAGTGTTTCCTTCACGGCGCTCACGAACAAATGCAATTAAGGTCGCTAGCGTTACACCACTCAAAAACGGTAAGTTGATTTGTATCCAGCGCAAAATTTGCGCCCAGATATCGAAATTTTTATCAGGCATACGCATACGCACCCCCATTGGAGTGTCCGAGTTGATTTTGATTAAGAGAAGAAGGAAGGTTGTTTAACCTAGTGAAATGCGTGAATTTCACTAAATTAATATGCTGAAAATCAAAATATGAGAATAATTAGCAAATGGTACGTTTAAGAAATCAGCAAACGGTTTCAGTTGACAAAATTTATTTTAATAGTGCTCTATCTGGCTCTATATCTAGAATTCCTTTCGTAGCGTAGCTTACCGACATGGTTATGTTTTTTATCCCTATAGTTATCCACAGAAGGCTCATACTTGTGCACTTGATCCTGACCGAATTTACATTTATCTTTGTTTTGTGCAATAAAAAACCGACTAGCACGCCAATGCCAGCCGGTTCATATTGCTAAAATAGATTGAGGCAATTGGTACCCCTCAACCTACTGTGAACTGCTCTTACATAATTTCAAGCTCAGTATAGGCAGTTTTGCAGTTGCTGTAAATGGTACCTTCATCCTAATTTTGAAGGAACATAACATGAGTTCTAATAGCGAAGATCAAGATTTAGTTTTTACTCCATTTATTACAATCAAAGGAAAACGCATTTATCACCCAACTGGCGGTGTGTTCGTTTTTCCTGATAAGCGTAATAAAAACAATAAGTAAAAATACCTGTTAACCAAAAGCCCTAACATTAGGGCTTTTTTATATGTACTTAGATATCAAATAATAAAAGTCATTTTATCTAATGCATGAAATTCTCAGGCTGTAATATAACGCAAAAACCCAGCGCATTGGCTGGGTTAGTTGGTGAAGTTACTAAAATGGCAACTTACCCTAAAATAGTGGCTCATTAGTTCAAAGAAGTCAACACGTTTTTGCTATTTCGCTTCAATATTGCCTCTTTTTCTCTATTTTTAAATGCATCTACCAACGGTTGGTATAATAAATATTCAGCTGCCTTTAATATTTCCTCCACCTCTCGTCGACAAGTAGACATTGAAGGTTTTCTCTCCCTTAGCATTCCATTTCTACGCGCCATAATTCTTGGTTCACTATTTTCATGATAGAGACGCGCTATTGCCCTATCTGATGCACAATAAGCATACCGACTAAGTAACATATCAAATGCCTTAACATCTATACGGTAAATACTGTCAACAACTCGCTGAATAAGTAAGCCATCATCATCACTGCATGTGGGTCTGTCAGGATAATCACGCCTTTCTACCCTTTCCATGAATTGAGCGATCATACTGGTTTGACGTTTATCAATTCGACCACTGTGAACCCATGTACCAAATCGAGTTAACCAATTTTGTAACCATACCTCACGCTCTTTGTCTAATACCAACCCATCAGAAATACTTTTTATACTCGACATGCGCGCAACTCCATGACTTCTCTTTTGGTTTGTTCTAATAACTCGATTTCGGTACCGTGAATTTGCTGCCATGTTTTAGGCGCTGCGTGAAAACCAGTGTCATAGCTAGCGCGGTGATGAGGTGGACACAAAGGTAAAACGTCTTTATGGCTCGCTCGCTGCGCCATTCCCTGCCCCGTTCTCACATGATGGATTTCCGCGAGACTTGCTCCATATCCCATATTTCGACAACAAATACAGCCAAGTTCGGCTACATCTGATAACCACTGCTTCTCTTCTTTGGTCTTTGATTTTTTGGTCATTGGTCCTGCCTCTAGGTAAAATCTAATAACTGGGCCGCCGCATTTTCAGCAGCTTCTTGAGTAGGAAATTTACGGAATAGAATGAAGTTCCAAAGCACATCGAGTGTGGCTTTGTAGAGTTCGCCAAAGGCTAGGTCGTCCATTTTGGCAAAGCTAATTGATTTGGCGACACGCCTCAGGCTGCCATCAGGCATTTCGAACGTTTCATAATGGCCAGATTGCTCAACCACCCAGTAGCGAAAGGCATCAAAGGATTTTGTCGCTGAAATATTGTGAGCACGTTTCTGTGCTATCTCCTCGAGATAAACATCCGCAGCGGATTGGAGGGCATCGTCGTTATCGGTGTAGTAAGCGAGGAATTTAACGAAACCACGCACTAGGTCTTTTTCCTTCATGCGAAATAGTGCCGCCGGTAGGTTCCCAGTATTCATACCCTAGATTGAGGAGTGCAAAGTACTTGCGATGGAATCGTGGGTTACGAGCTTTCTTGAAATCAGCCGAAAGCACATCACCACACTTGATTTTTGAATGCAGGAAATCTCTCGCAGCGGGATTAGCCGGTACAAGAGTGTCGTTAGACATTTTAATAAAGCTATGCTGTGCCATACTTTTTCTCTCAGTAGACACAGCAAGTGTTAGGATTGGGTGTTCAGACCAATGGGGATATTTTACATGAAAACTTTAAATTAAACTAATTTATACGATAACCTAATATAGGCAAACCAACTCTGAGTAATCTTTAGCTGAATCTAATGTGAGAAATACATCTTTAGGCACCGGTGATGTTTTTTTGGGTATTATCACATGTCTATACTCCCTCTGGTATAGATATTTAATATGCTTATAGAACTCGATTATTGGTTCATCTTTTCTTGTTTTAGTCAGAACAGGATCAACATACTCAACCATTTGATATGCATATTCCTCTATTTCGATATAATTCCTTAGCCCCGAAATCAGGTCATCAGCAAATCGTTGAGAGTCATAGATAAATAAACAGCTATCTGCTTCGAAGTTGCCAAACATCCGAATATCAAACTCACCACTAGAACAAAAAACGTAGTAGTCACGGTCAGTTTCATAGATAAAATTAACAGGCCCGATCGGTTTAATTACATTTCCTCGGGTATCAGAAATCGTAACTCTATCTGGGCTTATATGAAATGTGGCTTTCATTTCATCATCCATTTGTGCAGTATTAAGTGATGGATCTGAAAATGAACTAGCTAAAGAAATTTTAAAATTATACTTCTCCAAATACTCCCTTTTACCAAACTTAATTAAGTGTGGTTTTTTAAGAGCTGCAAGCCTATTAATTTCTTTCAAACGTTCAGAAGCTTCCCTCATGGGTTTAGGTATAGCACTTTCAGCCAAAAAATTATCTTTAGGTTGTTCATCGCGCATAACAAACTCTTCATGCGTATGTGTAAATTTAACAATTAACTCACTCCAAGGACTAACTGCAACGTTAGCGAAACCTATCTTACCGTCAACCGTTAATGTGGCTAAATTTTCCATAAGATATCGGAGCCTATCACTTAGTTCCTCAATTGAAAAATCTTTCATATAGCGATTATGATGATATTCAGTTCTCCAATATTCATTCCGAGTCATTAACTTTCCTTAATATGATAATATTATTACAGGTACAGATTTCAATTTTAAATTAATAGAGTTAAAACTACGATAATTTAACCTCTTCAAGGTGATTGTTAGTCACTAACTTCAACTCATGCCACCCTAACGTATTCCAACATTCAGAACTACCACTAAGGCAACACTCAGCCACCGACAGTTGTTCATTACATTTTTTACAACGCCTTTTATTTAGTTCTATAACCAAAGATATCACTGAACGGTCATCAATTCTAATTAACATTGAGAGATATTCAGCAATGTCATACGGATCTCTTCCTGGTCTACGTAATGCGCAATTTCTTTGGAGCATCTCCATTTCTTGTGTATCAAGTAATAATTCAACTTTAACTAAGCCTTGCTGCTTTTGTCTTTCGCGCTGCTTGGCTTTACGTTCGGACGCGGTCATTTTTATTGGTCTTGCCTCTTTTTCAATCTTCTTTTGGTTCTACCCACACATCTACAATATTTGCCATAAGTTGGCCTATAATTTCCTATCGCTCACTGTTAGCACTCCTATTTCAAAATTTGCGTTAAATGTTCACTTATAGTATTTTTCGTATCCTAAATTTATTAAAGGAAATAAATAATGGAGTTTCTAAACGGAATTATTAGGGGTAAATATTCAATTCATTTCTTAGCTATTTCTTGGTATTTAGCCACTAATTTTATTAGCTTTATTTTTGAGAAATTCCCCAGTACAAATCCATCATACAGAATAGAGACGGTACTTTATCTCAATGCAACATCTAAAACACTACAGGCTTTAGTTTCAGCTTTGATTTTAATTGGACTATTTCGAGTACTAAAAAATGATTTAACTAAGCTTGGCATTCTTTACGCCCTTGCTATAACAGTGATGTTTTATCTTAATATTTCTGCTCTTTATAGCCTTGTTGGATATATCAATTCAGGTGACTGTGAAGTTTCATATTGGTGTATGCGAACCTACTTCAGTAAGTAACAATGCTTACCCTTTCTCCGATATCACTTCACGCCAATAATTGAGTCTATCTCTTTTGTGGTTTTAACCTTGGGTTGATAAGGTGCCTTCCGCTTTTTCCCTTTAGGGCCTCTAGGTTTTGCTTTTAGTCCATCGATACCGTGTTTTTGGTAACCAGACAACCAATCTCTAATCATAGATCGATTACTAACATTCAGTAATCTCCTGGACTCATGAATTATTTTACCCTCAATAACTAATTGTACAGCTTGCAATTTAAATTCAGGGGTATAGGTCGCCTTAGAAGTAAGCACTTTTAATCCATCTAAACCATACTGTTGGTAGGTTTCTATCCACAAACGAACAGTGTCATGCTTAACTTTAAATTTATTCGCAGCGAACCTATAGCCACAACCACGAGTTAGGTAAAACTGAACAACTTCAAACTTAAATTCTTGAGTATATTTTGCCATAAAAAAAGCACCTCGGTATTTAGAGCTAAAAAGTCTAACTTTTGGGGTGCAGTTCAATTTGCGAGGTCTTGAATTGGTTTAATGCGACTCAGTATAAAATGCCCATTATTAGAAGTTAATAAGCCAGTTTTATGCAAAAAGCAACCCTGTTCTTTCATCGTTAAAAATATTACTGATTGTCATGCAAAATAAATTTGTAGTGGATATTATATTGCTTTCTGCTATGCCTCCAACTAAACATATATCAGTTTGGATTAGCACTGCACTGTCCTCGTTCATATACGCCCTGATGAGCAAGCACTCCTCATTGATTTGATTAATAATGCGTAGTTTTTGTTCATCATTAATGAGGTTAGATGTCTCATAAATAAATACTAGTGTTATATATTCTTTATTTGCATGCAAATGAACTCGAACAGGCACATTAAATTCTTTTATCGCAAACATTTCAGTTACATCAGGATCTGTAGATGCACGAAATACATCAATCGATGCCTCCCTGTATGTGTCGAGCAGAGATGAAATGGTAATATTTTCATTAGTATAAATTTTACTAGTCATTTTTTTGCTACCTATTCCTTTAACTAATCACATTGATTAATGACTATATTATTATACTAATATTGCATGTAATCTAAATAGCAACTTTCTTAAATGCCTTTTTCGCTATATTTTCTTCTACAATACACTTGCGAAACAGTTTCTCATAAAAAGGTTTCCAATTACGTGACCATGATGATTGAGTTAAATCGGGTACTAAGTGCTTTATCGCATTAAACACTATTGATGATGGTACGCGCTTAAATCCCCTACCTTCACAACGAGGACAATCTTTAAATACAGTAGCGCCCTGCAACTTAGTTTGTGCTTCGTCTAATACCTTGCCTCGGCCTTTACAGCGACAACGGTGTGTGATTTGACCTTTGCCATTGCAAGAAACACATAGCTCACCTACCAATTCCTCTCTGATATTTGGATCAATAATCGCTTCGCCTTCAAGTGTTGTGATACCGGGGGTTTGACAACATCTTTCATTTTGTAGATCAACCCTCTTCCATTGCACGCTGAACACTGACAAACAGGCCCTGCTGAACGGGCATAATCTTCAAATGCCATCTTGGTCAGAATAATTAGACAGTAACCCAACTTTTTACCTGCTGCTTTAGCCACCAGCCTTGGTGTGTTTTTTTTAGCATATTGGGTCAAGGCTTCCACGGTAGAAAATTTATCTTCTTCGCTGATATCATTCTTCGCTAGAAAGGCTGTCATACCGAACTTAGCTTGTGATTCAGTCATCCCCATAGCCGCCATAATATCTGTGCCTGTTATTCGGTCAGGGGACGTGCAACTTGCTACATTGCCGAATGTAGGTGACTTAGGGTGAAAGTTTTTCAGTGCATTTTCGAGTTTCATTGGTTCACCGCCTATTACATATCAACAATATTTTTTATATGGTCATCAAGTGCGACAAGCACGCAGCTCCATCACTTCTTTTTGGGTTTGCTCGAGTAGTTCTGCTTCTGTGCCGTGAATTTATTGTCACGTCTTGGGTGCTGCATGAAAACCAGTATCGTAGCTAGCACGGTGGTGAGGTGGACATAACGGCAAAACATCTTTGTGGCTAGCTCGTTGAGCCATACCCTGCCCTGTTCGTGTATGATGGATTTCCGCAGGAGTTGCCCCATATCCCATATTGCGGCAGCAAATACAGCCAAGTTCGGCTACATCTGATAACCACTGCTTCTCTTCTTTGATCTTTGATTTTTGGGTCATTGATCTTGCCTCTAGGTAAAATCTAATAACTGGGCCGCCGCATTTTCAGCAGCTTGTTGGGTGGGAAATTTACGGAATAGAATGAAGTTCCAAAGCACATCGAGTGTGGCTTTGTAGAGTTCACCAAAAGCTAGATCATCCATTTTGGCAAAACTGATTGATTTGGCGACACGCCTCAGGCTGCTGTCAGGCATTTCGAACGTTTCATAACGGCCAGATTGCTCTACTACCCAATAGCGGAAAGCATAAAAGGATTTGGTTGCTGGGATATTGTGAGCACGTTTCTGTGCTATCTCCTCGAGATAAATATCTGCAGCGGATTGAAGGGCGTCGTCGTTATCGGTGTAGTAAGCGAGGAATTTAACGTAACCACGCACTGCTATCTGTTTCTAAGCTGCCTATACGGCAGTGAACAGCTTGGTTTTTAATGGTGATGGTTAAGTCAGCTTTCTAAGCTGCCTATACGGCAGTGAACTGTCTAGTGCTTTTGTTTTTTCTTCATCAACTTTTCTAAGCTGCCTATACGGCAGTGAACAGCTAATGCAGGAAGAATTAGATTTCCGCAAATTTCTAAGCTGCCTATACGGCAGTGAACTACAGCGGCAACGGAATGAATTACAAGCTAACTTTCTAAGCTGCCTATACGGCAGTGAACTATAAATTATCATGAAAAAAACCATGTTCAACAATAAATTACATCTGATTTTATGAAAAATACCTTCTATATTTCAGTGATTCTTAACACATTGATTTTTAATCAATAAATTTCAAGTGAAAAAATAAAGGGTAAAAAAGAGGAAAACAGTGCATCTTCTATACCCATCAAAATTAATAGTGACACGTTAAATTTGAACTATCTGTGAGACTTTGTGACATCAATTTTAGCCCGTGTCACCCATGAGTTACCCAGCATTTATGAGCCTCACTTAAATAACTATCAGTAGCTGATCATTACCTCCCTTACACGCCTTTTATTCAGCGCTACAGGGAGTGGACACAATGAACAGCCATCAATGCTCACATAAAAAGATAGTTGGCTACGTTGTACTGCTCCCTGCCTGACCTACATATTACGCACTTTCTTGGGAGAATCTCTAATCCCTGTTCACCAAGAAATAGCTCTATCTTAGTCACACCTAATTCCTTTTGTCGTTTGCGTTTTTCTATTTTACGTTATGCGGCTTTTGCCATTAGTCCCGTTTCTTCATTTTAACTACGCTAATGCACGGAACAAAAACGTTCAATAGATAGCTCATCGACCCTAGCGCCACCTAAATTTGCCAAAAATGCTATTGTTGAAAGCACATCTTTTTCGCTTGTTGCGACAAAAAGAGTTATGAAAGATTGTTGGTTCCATAAACCACTTGCTTTATAAACCGATTTTTTCAT